CAACGCATAACATTTTTTCCTTGCCTGAGTCAAACGATACCCCCGCCCCACGGTCATATTTGTTTTTAGGGTCTCTTTATGGCTCAGTGTTTGGCCTCATTGACCGCATTATTGTTTCGTTCGTTGGTCTCTACTGGGGTTCGTTTCCCATGCGGCTCCCATATCGTTTACAGGCTGTTTCTCTTATCCGCCGTCCGCCATCCCATCCCGGATCAATTCCCGATTCGCGGGTCGTTTCCATGCGGCTCCCGTATCGTTTGGGTACGCTCCCCAAACTTTCCGCTTGCATCGGATGACGTTTACCCTATAGGATCGTCTAACAATCAATTCACGGGCGCGTCCCCCAACCTAGAAAGGCTCTCACCAAATGAATCGCTCCAGACAATTCAAGGCTCACCAACTCATTCAACGCATCGCAAACGGTCCCGCTAACCTGAGCGATGCTGACCGCAGGGGATACAACCTTTGGGTATCAACTTGGGTATTAGGACAACTGACAGAGTTGGTCCCAGAGCTGAAAGACGCTCAGGTTACTTATGCCACGTCAGAGCCTCAAGGCGATATCGAAATTCCCGGATACACCACGCGGGAGGTTCGCTAGTGTTCACCTTCGAACCTTCTACCGAAGCATCGCAACTCCTGACGGATATCTACAGGCCAAGACGCGTATCCGATTTCATCGGATTGGATAGCGTGAAACGACTCGCGTCCAAACTGATAGCCAAACCGTTTAGCTCCTACTACATTTTTCGCGGTCCCTCCGGGATGGGAAAGACTACCTTTTCGCTTGCGTTGGCGAATGAGATGGGAGCGGAGCTGCATCACATCCCATCGCAGGACTGTACCGTTGACGTTATAGAACGCGTGCATCGCGCGTGCTTCTATATGCCTTCGCAGGGCAAACGTTGCCACATGATTCTGATAGATGAAGCGGACCTTATGACCAAAGCATCGCGGGATTGTCTTCTTTCGATGATGGATGGGACGCGTCCCGCTCCGCTGACAATAATCGTGATGACGTGCAACGAAGTTGAAAAATTCGAAGATCGTTTTCAATCCCGCTGTATGACGTTTAACTTCTCTTCGCAAGGTGTTTCCAAACCGATTGCGGAGTTGCTTGCGAACATTTGGACCATTGAAGCTCCGGCGGATGCGGAGCTGCCAGACTTCGCGCGTATCACGCAGGATTCGAAGAATAACGTCCGCCTTGCTTTGATGAAATTGCAGCAAAAAATAATTTGCGCGTGAGCAACTTTTTTCCTGTATAGTCGTCTTATAGTTATTGAGTCGTTCAACCTTAACGGGCTAGTCCCACAACTTCAGCAATAGGAGATTACCAAAATGGCCAGCTTCAACTCTTCCTTTTCCAACGCACTCACGATAGACGCTCTCCGCCACTATGTCCCGTCCGCCTTCGCCACGTCCGCCCATATTTCGCGGTCGTCTCGCTACGCTCACATCCCCACCTATGAAGTTTTGAAAGGCTTATTTGCAGAGGGATTCGTGCCATTCAAAGCGGTCCAGTCCCGCTCACGTATCGAAGGTAAGACCGAGTTTACTAAGCATATGATTCGCTTGCGTCATCCTGATTCGCTAAACGCGGGACGCGGAGAAAACGTCCCGGAGGTTGTCTTGATTAACTCGCACGATGGCACGTCCGCCTATAAGCTCCTGAGCGGGATTTTTCGGGTCGTTTGCACTAACGGTCTGGTGGTATGTGAGCGGAGCATGGGGGAGCTATCCATCCATCACAAAGGCAACATCGTTAACCAAGTTATCGAAGGCAGCTTTGAGATTATTGGGCAATCCGCTAAGGCTCTGGGGACAATCGAAAACTGGTCAGCTCTACAGCTAACAGCGGGAGAGCAAACCGCGTTCGCTGAAGCGGCTCACTCGCTCCGGTTCTCTGACGCTGACGGTAAGGTTGAAACGCCTATTACAGCGGCTCAGTTGCTCACTCCGAGACGGATGGCGGATCGGGCGGAGAATGGTTCCTCATGGTCCCGTCCCGCTCCAGACCTGTACCGGACCATGAATGTGGTACAGGAGAACGTTATCAAGGGCGGATTGTCCGCGCGTGCGGCTGGGGATGGTCGCTCACGCGGTCGTATGGTCACAACCCGCGAAGTTAAGGGGATTGACCAAGATGTGCGTCTGAATCGTGCTCTGTGGCAACTGGCGGAGAAAATGGCGGAGCTGAAAGGAATCCGCAGCGCGGCCTAACGCAGATGGGACCGGAGCTGAAAGGCTCCGGTTTAATGCGGCTGCTATAGTCCAAAGCCTATAGCGTAAACTTCAATCCGGGCTAGTCCCACAACCTGAGAGGCGGTCCCCATGTTTCTGGTTTTCTCTCCTGATAGTGATTCGTTTATGTTCCTCATGGGTGAGGACGTACAGACGGCGCAACCTTACCGCATGATTGGTTCGCCTATGGTCTTCTCATCCTTGCGCGATGCAGTTGAAGCGGCTGCGTTCTGCGGGTTCACGGTGTATCCTGACGGTCGCGTGCTATCGGCTGCGGCATAACTCTAACGGGCTAGTCCCACAACCTAGAAAGGATCACCCATGAAATACAGCAACCCCAGAATGATCGCCACAATTGAGAACTGGCCAAGCGGGTCCAAGCGGGTCACAGCTCGTTTTCAAATTGAGCAAACGTCTAGAGGCGAACGCGCGGTACGGATCACGGACGGCGCACCAAAGAAGCTGACCTATGCAGTCCGGGCGCGGATCGTAGACGGTGACGATGGGCGGACCTACATTGCGGAGTTAACGCTTTACGGGCATGTCTCCATCAAGCGGGGGGACATGAAATTTCAGCATGAAACGGTGCATCCCGGAGATGCGCGTTATCCCGAAGTGTTGGAGCTGTTCGCCTCGGACGGGGCGGCTCCCATCTCTCTCTAAAAATCCCGCGCGGGATCTACAACGCAAAAAACTTAACCGCTAGCTGGGAGCGTATCCCAGCAAAAGGGAGATTCAATGAAGGTCGCAGAAAAGAAGATTCTTAATGCAGCGTTTGGCGAAGTGGAAAAAATGATCGACTCTCTGACTCGGATTAAGGATGACTGGGACGAGTCTATTGATGGGAAGTCTGATAAGTGGCGCGAGTCCGAAAAGGGCGAACGTCAACAGGAAAGAATCGACGCGTTGACGAACGTTCTCGACTCACTGGAAACAATCAAGGACGATCTACAGACCGCTACGCAGGAGGATGAGTAGATGGACGAGAAAAAGGCGCAGAAAATAATCGAGCTGCTTTGGGATTCGCTCAAGCGGGACCCGGAGCATAAGGACCGGAGACAAACTGGCTGGGGTACTAAAACGATGGTCGGGCTGGTCGCGTGCTTGGACACGATTTACAGAGAGGAAGGATAAAAACATGGATTACAGGGAGGGTATGCAGATACTCCGCGCTGCGGGTCTTCATGCTCCGGCAATCGTCCAGATGGACGGCTACTATCACGTTTTCTCACGTACGCAACTCATCAGCGGGGGCGCATCCATAGAGGATGCGCTTGACGCTGGCGGGTTTCTGGTGGCGGAAAATGCTCCGCGTCTTATCTTCGTTGCGGTCGATTACAACGTGATGATCGGAGACGACAATCAGGCGGTCGCGCGTACCAAAACGATGGCTCAGCGGATCGCCAATGCACTTAACGAATACATACCGGGAGATAGGGATTTCTAAATGCGAATCGTTGTAATAGTTGTTCTTTGTTTTTTGCTTTGGCGTAGTGAGCATAAGGCTTCAGAGTTGACCGCTCAGGTTGACGATTTACAGGCTGAAGTAGCTGGCACTCAGGCGGCGGCGGAAGATGCAAAGTCTCATGCGGAAGAAGCGGCGGATGCTGCGCGTTCTGCGGCGGATGCTGCCTATGATCCAGATGCGGCGGCTGAATATGCGGATGATGCGGCGGATGCTGCCGATGATGCGGCTGCGTCGGCTGAAGACGCTTCAAACTAGGGAGGGGTTTTGCTGCATCTGTTTCGCTTGTTCTTGCTGTTTTGGTTTTGGCCTACATTCGTGGGAGCTGCGCTGGCTGGGCTGGTCTTTCTGGTGGCCTTCCTGCTCCGGGATGCTGGCTATGGCGTCCGCTGATTCGCTGGCGGCGGCAAAAGGAAGGGCTGGGGAGCATCCCCAGCCCTTCTCTACGTTTCGGGTGGTACTTACCCCTGTCCGAATCCCCAGCGGTCGCGTGTGGGGCATCCTAGCGCGTCTTTTATGCGCTCACGCTCAGGCTGGCTAGGGTAAGGGTGCAAAGCGGCTCCGGGTCGTCTCCGGCTTTGATATTCCGGCTCACGGTCGGGGTAAAGCTGGCTCCCACGGCGAAGATGTAAAGCGGGTCTGAATCGGTCACGTCTCCGGGATGGTGTTCAAGGTCGATTGCGGCTTGCGGGTTGCTGGCTACATTTGATTTGAAAGTTCCCTGCATCTTCCCGGTTCCGGTGTAGGCTACAAGGTCTTCGGCTCTGACCATGAAGATGTTTTCCGGTAGGTCGGTTTCGCCTCCGATCGGTTCGGCTATGGATGATCCGATGGGTAGCCATTTTTCCGGGTCGGTCGTCGCGTCGGCCAACTTCGCCAATCCGTAGAGTGTGATGACGACCGTTCCGGCGGCGGCTGGTTTGGCTGTGCCGATGGCGGTCACGTTGAAGAGAGATAAATCGAAGTTGCTGCTTCCCGGAAGGGTGACAGTAACGGGGGCGCGGTCGGAGTCGCGCATCAGGAAAAGGGCTGGGTTGGAATCCATCAGTTTGAGCGGGGCGGCGAATGGGGCGTTGTCTACCACGGTTGACATAGCGGCCTCCTTGGGTTGCTCACACTATATCCAACTCTCTACAATCTGCGGCTCGTCGCTTGGGTTGCGTTCGAATCGGATGCAGTACGGCGGCACAAACGCGCGGACGGCTTCTAACGTGTCGGCTAGAACAAACCATCCCGTTGGACTAGGTTGCTCGTCAATGATCCACTGGCGCAGCACGTAGCGGTCGGGGTAGTCCTTGGGCCGTTCGTAGACAACGTACATTTTCAACACGCTCATTCAATCCCCCACGAATGGACATATTCCCTTGCTGGGGTCATATCTCGCGCACGCCAGCTTGTCCTCAACCTTGTCGCAGTCCTCGTCCAAGTCGGCGCAGCAATCAATGTGGGCCTTCACAATCTCGGTCGGTATCTGGTAGAGGTCCGGGCGGGTGTTCGTTGTTATGGTCATGGTTGCTTCGCTTTCTCCATCAAAACTACAGCCATCTTCACCAACTCCGCGCGGTCACGCTCCAGTTGCTTCCTCCAGCGTCGGAGCATCCATCCCTGCGCGGCGAATAGCAGAAACGAAATGCCGTACAGGGCTGCAACTGCGTGGGCCTTGGCGATGTAGTGCTGGGCTACGTTGTTCGTCATTGCCAGCGTCCACGTGATCCCCACTGCCATCCCCAGCCCGATGGAACCCGTATAGAAGCGGTACGGGCTGGGGTACGGTCTTACAGGCATCCGGTTGACTGGCATCTGAGGCATCCCCTGTTGTTCTTTATGTCCCATCCTGCTCCTTCGCAGTTCTCGCACACTGTTATTTTCCCGGTGCCTTTGCACTTCGGGCATTTGGGTTTCGGCCTCTTCTTCCCGGTCGCGCAATTGCATCGTCCTGTCCGGTTGGGGCGGATCGCGGCTGCGGCAATGTCGGAAGTGTCCATTAGAGTATCTCTCCTGTATCGGGGTCGTGGTGGCTCCCTTCTGCCTTTGCTGAATCAAGCGCGAAACGAAACAACCTGAATTCCATCAACATTGCAAGGATGGCTTCTTTCGGGGCGGTGAGTTCGTTTTCGAAGAATCTAACTAGCATTGCATCTGCTTCGCTCCTCGATGCCATCACCAGAATGTCCAGCGCAACTTTCTGCGCTTGGGCAATCGTCATCTGGGCGAACGGCTCCCCGTCTTTGAGGAGTCTGACGTACGGCTCTTTGTCTCTCCCGGCTACGATGCCATCCACACTGATTATTTGGGGCTTGTCGCTCATCGGCCTCCTCGGTGTCTGGTGGCTCCGTGAAATGCCATCCATCGCCAGCGGTTCCACGGCTGTACATGGTGCGGCGGACGGTCTCCGCAGTGAGGACAAACGCAGGGTACGCCTAGATGATTACCGTAGCGTCGTGGCGTAAATAAGCCTTGCGAGTTGGGCGGCAAAACTCCTCGGAGGTAAGTCATGTTCCGTCGCAATGCTGCGGCATAGTTCTTGGAACCTGCCAAGGGCAAGGGCAAGGGTGCCTTCGGGGATACCATTTGCAGGAGTGTGGGCTTCTTGGTGGTGTCCGTTGTTGGTTGTGATGGCGACGGCTGTGATGGTTTGGGCTGGCTCAATCGTTGTTCCTTTCTTGGCTGCTCTGAGTTGTGCTCGTTCTTCTCTTTTAAGTTTGGCCCTGCCGCTCTGGCTCAGGATTTTGTGAATTCGTGCGAGATGGTTGGCTAGGCCGATTTTCGAAGTTGCGCGGAATCCGCACTCAGTACATTGCAGCGGATCGCTGGCGCGGATCGCCACGGCGGTCGCGCTCTGGCTGACGGCTTTGTGTTTCGTCTTGCGGTGGATCGTCAGTCCGGCTTGGTCCTTGGCTTTGAAATCGCAGTCCGGGCATTGCACTGGATTAGCGGTGTACGAGCTGGCGGCTCCGTGATTCTTCATCCGGTGAAACGTGAGTCCGGCTTTGGTGACGGCTTTGAAATCGCAGTCGGGGCATTGGTGCAGCTCGGTGAGTTTGGGCCGCATGGCTTTCCGTTTTTGCGCGGCTCTGGCTGCGCTCGATGTTCCGGCGATACCATGCGCGAGACGGCGGTGCGAACCTAACACTTTTGCGTAATCAAACGTTGCATCGCAATCGGGACATGCGAACTTGGCTTTCTTTGCGGTCGTCAATGGGTCTCCTGTATGGTGTCCTGCTGAAGAATCCTCATCAGCATGATTTGTACGTCTTGGTCGAATTCAAAGATTCTGTTTGTAGCTTCTTCATCGGTCAGGTGTAGGGCGGTAACGGCTCTCATAAACTGCAAAGCTACGAACATCCCGGACGTGAACGCTCGTTTGGTCTCGATGATCTGGGTTCGGCTGGCATCGCTCGGTACGATCTGGCGGTAGTCGTCCCATAGATTCTCCGGTGGTTTGATCTTCATTTAGGCTCCGCTTTGGCTGGTGGCTTCTTTCTGAATTGGACGGCTTTCGGGCAAGTGGCGAAGTGGCTGGCGGCGGGGCTGTCCGGATCAGGCATGGGGTCCATCGGCATCAGGTTTCCCTTGGGCGTGTTCCACAACTCCATCGACGCTCCGCAGGGACAGATTTTCCCGGTGGCATAGGTGTATCCGGCTTCTACCAGCTCGGCTCTCGTCTTGGGGAGGGGCATCTTTACTCCTTTGGTTAGGCGGGAAGGGTGCCGCGTCTAGAACACGGCTCCCTTCCCTGTCCGGCGTAGCACCCGATAATCCGCCACGCCTCACGCATCAGGTTTAGGCCGATGCGGGAATCTTCTTTGCTCTCGCTTTCTTCGGAGCTGGTTTGGTCTCCTTCACGTCCAGCGGTTCCTCGTTGATCGCTTTCACTTCGCCGTCTTCAAGGTAGATTCCAACTTTGCCGCTGGTATCCACGCACTCCACGAATACCTGAAAGTCTTTCTCCCATGTCATCCCGGCGATAATGTTCATGCTGTCGTCGTCCAACAAACTACCATCCTTTATCTGCATCACTCGGAGCTTGGGGTTTGCGGCCATGCCGATAGCGACACTGGCGCGTATCTGGTCGGCGTTCGATACCTGATTGAACGGTAGACCTTCGTAGATAACCTCCTCGTCACCAAACCCCAGCCCTTCGACGGGAAAGTGGGCCTCCTCGATGGCCTTGGTGTTGGCCTCTGCGTGTTGGTCTAGGTTCTTCGATAGCGTCTCCACGCGTTTCTCGATGGCGTCAATTTCCTTTTGCAGCTCATCCCTCTGGAGCTTCTTGTCGATGGCTGCATTGATCGCCTTCGCTTGCGTGATGGCCTCGGTGTAGTGGGCGGCGTTCTTCGGCTCCTGTAGCGGCTCCCACTTCTCCATGATCCGGCGCGTTCGTTCGAATGTATCGACTCCGACCTTCAATTCCTTTTCGAGCTTCGCAATCTGTTCTCGTAGAACCTGATTGGCCCATAACGTGTCGTCCTGTGCGCGTTCGATCTGTGCGCGTTGGTTCTTCTCGCGTTCGATACGCGCGTTGTGTTCGCCTACTTCGCCAAGCTGCCTCAACAGGTCGGCCTCGTCGCGCTTCTCCATCGGGAGATTGTCCGGGACAAGGATCGCATCGCGGCGGGTCTCCAGCGCGGTCACTTCCTTTTTCAGCTCCCGGCGTGAGATGTAGTCAGGGTGCTTCTGGATGTTGAGCGTCGTGGGGTCCACGTCCGGGAGAACAAGCGAGTACAGCACTTCGAATTGCTTCTTGGGATGCATCCGCAGAAACTCCAGCGGGTCAAAGCTGACGCGTCCCATCAGCTTGTCCAGCATGTCCTGTGGACCTTGGAATCGGGTCTTGCCGTCCTTCGATTCGATGGCCAGCACACCGTTGCGTGAGCCTCCTTCGACAAAGCGGCGATAGATGATTATGTCCTCTAGCTCCACGATGATTTCGGCTTTGCCGCTGCCCTTGCGGACGGGAAAGGATGGCACAGTGCTGGTCCCGGTCAACGCCCATACGATTGCATCGAGCACGCTGGTTTTGCCGGAGCCGTTGGCTCCGCTGATCCGGTTGATATGTCCGTTGGGCGTGAAGCTGATAGCCTTTAGTCTTTTCACGTTGGACGCGGTTAGTTTAATAATCCTGCTCATTCGTTCCTTCTTTCGGTGTGTCTGTTTCGGTTGCTTCAAACTCGATGACTTCGGAGAGTGTGGGGATGCTGTGGGGTCGCCACTCGCGGATGAACCATTCCCCCACGGGGCCGGGGCCGACAAAGTCCTGAGCCTCGGCTATGGCTGCGGCCTCGGAGTCGGCGTTATAAGCCCAATGCTCCACGATGGCGGTTGCATAGATTGGGACGCGTACCCGCACTTTGTAATGGCCCCTCATTTGTACTGGTCCAACTCAGCTTCAACTTCGGGAGAGATGGAGATTCTCATTCCGCAAGTGCATGTAACATTCATCCACTGCGGTCTAGTCGCTGACGGCACACGTTCCATAACGTGATTTCGACATTCGCCAATGATGTGTAACTTTTCGTTCTCTAACTGGTCCATGTCGTCAACGATGATTCTCCCGTCTTCGGTTTTCCGCTGGGGTTTACATGGTGTCATCGCGCACCAGCTTTCTCGTGCTCTCTCGTTATCGAGTCCAGTTTCAGCATCAGCGCATCGTGATTGTTTTTCATCTGCTGCTTGATGAGTTCCATGTTGGTTTGCAGCGCGGCATACTGGGCTTGCTCCGCTCCGAATCGCGCCTCGCCAACCTTGGCTATGCCGTCGAGCGATGCTTTGATCGCGGTCAACTCCGGCGCGAGAAAATCCTGTAGCACTTTACGAATGTCGTCAATCATGCTCAACGTGTACCAGCTTTCTTTTTGGGTGATGGGGTGATGGGCTTTTTGCCGTTCGTTTGATACTTCTCTTCTACAGCTTCGATGACGAGAAAAGCGCGGGACCGCTTGCGGCGGATCGCCTCTTCTTTCATCTTCGCTAACAGGTCGTCCGGGAAGCGAACAGTAATCATGGTTCGGGTCATGGAAGACAATGTATCACACTGTACTCGTTTGACAATTGAATCTCGGTGTGATACAATGGATTTCAGGCGTGACCCGCCTAATTCACTCTGGAGTTCACTATGACAACACACTCGAAACCGCGCGATGAGATGGCGGAGAAGCTCGGCTCTACTCGCTGCTGGGTCGGTATCAATTGGATGAGGGCTTACGGCTTTCCCACGGAAGCGGCTGCGAAGGAATACGTTGATTACGTCAAGCGCGTTGAGAAGCGCGACCGCGTTCACAGCACCCGCGAGATACAGGAGGTTGGCCCCGATACCTTCACCGTTCACATCCACTTCTGAAAAATAGGCCGGGGGCTTGAGTCCCGGCCTAATTCAGAAGAAACATTGCATCACACTTATGAACGTGCTGCGATTGTAGCGCAATAAAAAGAGGGAGTGCGGCCAAACCCCGCAACTCCCTCAGTTCTCTTAGGATTAACACTCGCTATTGAGGTCGTTGGCGACGAAGCCAATTGGCTCTTTCCAGTGCCAACCCGGACGCGCTTGCTCAAGCACCTTTATGAGATTTGCGCGCTCGGTTAGAACCTGGGTTAGCTGCGTCTCCAGTGCGTACCTTTTGAGGTTGAGATTCTCCAGCTTCAGGCGTTCTATCTCTGTCAATTCCGGCATTGCTGGGCGCGGGAGGGAGGATGGGTTGCGGGATGAGTTGGGCATTGTCGGTCTCCTTGAGTGTTGCTGTCGGGATGTATCTTACCCTTTCCACTTCCAGCCTATCGACGTTGATCCTGCGAACGGCTTTGACTTCCCAATAGACCTTGACGGTCGGGTTGGTGGAACGGATTTTAAATTTGCCATCCTTCACGCGGGACGCTAGCAGTGTCGCCGGAGTGTTGGAGCCAATCACCACATCATCGTCGTCTTCGAAGATTTGCGTGAGTAGTACGGTGCGGTCGGTGTCATAGGTCAGCGGCTCGAAGTACTCGGGTAGCGCAATCTCTGCGGTGCCGTTGGTGGTCGTCACCTCGCCGCGATAATAGACTCCGTTCTCTGGCCCTTCGAGGCAAGCGTGGATGAGTTCTTTCGTGTCATCGAACGGATGAGGCACAACGAAGGTCTTTGTCCCTACAACTTCAAACGTTCCCGTCACCTGACAGACCGAACCTGCCCCCGGATGTGCATTGATTAGCAGTCTGCCGTTGGGTGCGCCGTCGATAAAGGTTGAGCCTCCATCCCAGAAGAACCCAGCCCCACCACCTTGCACCGAAAACCCTGATGCCCCTGAGATGAACTGATATGACGATGTAACATTTCCGGCAAAGTTCCAGTTTCCCGCTGGGGTGAAGGTTGCATAGCTCCCGCCGACAATACCCACCAGACCGACGTTGGCGGCACTTGCATTTCCCGCATAGGTGAAACCGTAAAATGCTGTGTTGACGTTGCTGTTGCTTTGTCCTACATAAAAACCAGTGTTCGCACCTGCACCCATATTCGGCTGCATCGAGACTATCGTTCCGGCGTTTCCTGTAGCGGAGGTGTTGATGATTAGCTGTTGAGCATTGACCGATCCGTCAACGGTGAATGTTACGTTGAGCGACGCATCTGCTGCGAAATGGGCGTACTCCAGATAATTCCCGCCTGCCCCATCAATCCCGGCCAATTGAATCCCTGATAAAACTCCCGCCGATGGCCCGACGGCGATGAGTCTCCCTCCATTTGGAGACAGATAATCCAACCATATTGAACCTGCTTGAACGGCGAGATTGGCTGGCCCTGCGGCATGTAGAGCGGTGCCGATAATATCGCCGTACACGTTGTAATGTACGTTGCGCGATGCATCGGTAGTGAAACGGGCGTAGGTGGTGAAGTTCCCCGCTGCGGAGTCGATAGATGCAAATTGCATTGCACTCAGGACTCCCGCCGATGGGCCAATCGTGATGAACCTTCCTCCGTCTCCGGGTAAAAAATCCATCCAGACCGAATTAGCTGTAGCCGCGAGACTTGATGAGCCTGTGGCGTGGACAGAGCGGGTGATAACATCGCCGTTCACCGTCAAGGTATTCGCACCGTCCAGAGCCATGCTTGGGACGGTCGTGGGGCCAATGATGACTCCGCCTCCGACGTTGAACCAAAAGAATCCTCCTCCTCCTCCTCCGTGGCTGTTGATAAAGTCCGTCTCTCCCACTCCTGCGTGAGCGTTCCATCCCAGCGCAAAACCACCCGCCGATGGCGCGACAATGGGCGGTGCCGTTCCGTTGTTCATAATCGCAGTGAACGCTCCGGTAACGGTGAGCGCGCCGATGGTGTTAAGTCCGGTGAAGGTGTTGGCCGTATTGGTGCGCGGAACGGTGGCGGGGTCGATGGATGGATTCTGCCAATGGTCGCCTTGCGAAACGGGGATGCCGATGGTGGGCCATATCATGCCTTGGCTGGGGCCGTCTGCGGTGTTGGCGAAGGTGCGTACTGGCGAGTCGTCAACTAAACAGGTTTGAAAGGTGGCATCCTCGGCGTCGATTGTCCCGGCTGTGATTCCCCCGGTGTTCACCGTTTCACAGCTCAGGTCTCCGCCTTCAGTGATGAGTGCGTGTACGCCAATGTTCACATCTCCACCGAGATAGTTAAGCCGTATCGTCTGGTCGTAAGTTCCGGGGATGGTCTCGCCCTGAAAGTCGATTGCATCATCGTCCGGCCTCGCCCATACATACATACCCTTGGAGCCTGTGAAGTCGACGCCCTGCCCTACCCAGAGACTAAAGGTGTCCGGGTAGCTGTTGTTTTTGTAAATCTCAAGTGTTTCCGGCATCTGGATACGTGGGATTCCTGCCGGATCGAGCGCAGCGCGAAGGAAGGTCAGCAATGCGGTTCCGTCCTGCGGTGCAAGAGACAGGTTGAACGATGGCATCCCCATTGTGGGGTCGGCGGTGACAATGAGGTTGCCGCTGCCGTTGCCAAAGTCTCCGGTAGGTGAGAAGCCCATCAGGATCGACGCGGGTAATTGCTGCGGCATCCCTTCGGCTACGAATCCCGCAAGCTGCATGAAGTAGGTCGGAACATAGTTGGTTCCATTCCAGTTCCAACGCTGGTCATGGCCGTCGCGGTTGTCGATGATGATGGTCCCGGCTCCTCCTCCGGTAATGGTGCTTATGTTCTCGCCGTAAGGGTGGCCGTGGACAACCTGAATCTCGCCCACGCCTGAGTTGTTGAGGCGGATAAAGTCCACTGCTGCCTGAATGGTGTCGAAGCCCACGCCTCCGCCCCACACGTAGAACGTGGTGTTTATCTGTTCAATTCCAATCGGGCCTGTGCTGGTCGCGGCTGCTGCCATGTCATGCCTCCCTATCGTATGGTCCATGCTCCGGGGATAAATGCGAGTAGTCGCCCTCCGGTGTAGCCGATGAAGTTTTGTATGCTGGTCGCGTTGGGGTCCGTGTCGATGCGGCTCCCGCCTTCAACCTGCGGCGTCGGCCAATCGAACCGATGGCCTCCGGGTGTGTCCTGTACGAACATGAAGGTATAGAGCTGTCCCGGCGCAATGCCTGTAATGCGAACGCTGCTGACAGTACGCTTCATCAGCACCTTCCACGCTACGGCTTGCAGTCCATCGAAGTGGACGGCTCCAGCGGTGTCGATAACCATGTAGGGACGTGGCAACATCACGCGCTCCAAGTTCCGGGGCCGATGGCCCACAAGTCTCCGATGCCATCCGCGACGAAGGTTTGAATGGTGGTGCTGTTCGGCGTCGGCATGATCCGCGTTGCGTTGTGTACGTTCGATGGCCACAACAGAAGGTGTCCTCCGGTTCCGTCCTGCTTGATGATGAAGGTATAGAGATTCCCCGGCACCATTCCCTCGACAACGGGGTGGGTTACGTCGCCGGGAAGGATGGTTGTAAATGCGGTGTAGGTATCGCCGGGGAAAACCATACCATCGGATGCGCCAACGGGAAGTAACAGGTTGGTGATGAGCGGCGGGAGCGGCGGCGGCGGCTGGTTGGGGTCGTACGGATTAGTAAGGTTGAGGTCGTACGGCTGGCCGTCGATGAAGCGGTAGGCGTTGGTCTGGATGATATCGCCGTTCTCGTTGGCGAAGGTGAACACATAGTACGTGCCAGCCGGGACAATGGTGTCGTTGCCGTAGAGCTGCACGCTGAACGCTCCCGTGTTGCCGTCAATCTCTAGGTCCACTGTCCTTAGTCCGGTGAAGACGGCGGTCCCATTGATCCGTGGATTCTGGCTCCCATACCCGCAGAGCTGCGCCCATATATGTGTGGCTCCGCTCTTGGGTCCGTCCGCGACGGTAAACGCGTTGCCTGTCACTGTCGCCATCTCTCTACCTCACGCAAAAAAATTGAGCTGGCCCACCTTCGCAATCATGGGGTGGTTCTCCGGGTCCCGCGCGATGGTCTCAGTGAACCAATCGCGGTTAATGTTATGCAGCTCGGCGTAGTACAACGCCTTTTGTCCTTGGTCGTCGTTCACGGGTGAGCTGGCCAAGCCGTAATAGATATCGTCAATGGATTGCAGGATGCGGCGAAAGTTGAGGTCTCTGGGTTCCACTGACGGGCGATTTTCGCGCACCGTTCCCACGAAGTCCGGCGCGGTGTGGATCACGCTTAACCAATCGCCTCCGCACCATCCTTCATCGACGCGGTTCTTTAGCGTCTGCGCGATGGCCAGAACGGAATCAGGGTTGCGCTCATGCCATGCTTCATCGACGCAGAAGCGAACGAGCTGGCCCTTGATGTAGTTTTCGTACGTCATAGCTGCACTCGATTCTTAACCCAGCCGTAGATGAACGATTCGTTTTCGCGTCGGCCTTCGGTGATTTCCAAGTAGCGATGGCCCTGCGTGCAATTGAGTGCCTTCACCAATACGGCTTCCCCGTCTTTGCCACGCGCCTTGATGTACTTCGCAAGTGCCTCTAGCGTGCGCTCTCCAATCAGTCCGTCCGCAACCAGCTCCGGGTTCCTGCGATTGAACGCGTTGAGCCATCGTTGCAGCGAGACGGCGGGAAACTTCGCGCCCATGTTCACGCCTGTGTCCGCCAGCTCCACGGCTACAGCCTCGGAGACTTCGGCAACGCGGTGGAGTCCGGGCTTATGCCAGTAGTCGGCAATGAGGATGCGCTTGGCCTCGTCGCGCGGGAGGTCAATCATGCGGCCTTGGTAACCATGCGCTCTCGCTACGCGTTCGGTGACTCCCCAGTTGGTCGGGCCTCCCCGGTCGTGGGGATGATCGACATAGCCGCCCTCTTTGCCAAGGATGCCTTCGATGATGGTCTCCAGCGTCATTTAGTCCTCCGGTTTGAGCGTGTGGAGATAGTGGACGAATGACTGCGCCATCCATCCAATCGTTGCAACCTGTGTACCTTCTGGAGCGAAGTACAGAAGACCGTTGTCCTTTTTCTGCATCAGCACTAGAACGCAGTCGCACTCCTCCAAACGCTTCGTCGCGTCGTCCAGTGCCTTTTGCAGCTCGGCAATCTCCGGCTGCGGCTTCGGCATGGCAACGAGACTCATTCCATCGCCCTCCCGGATGCATCGCAGTCCTGTTTCTCTACACCGTGTTCGCCAACGATGAAGCGGTGGAAGATGCCTCCCGGCGTGTTGAATACCAGCACCTTCGGCTCCTCGGTGCTGTCCATCTCCGCTACTGCCTGTTTCAGGTCTTCCCAGTTCTTCACATCGAATCGCATGTTGGCTCCCTCACTGAATCAGTCCCAGTTTTCGCTTGCGATGACTCTGCAAATGCTGGCGGTAGAGTTCGCTTGCTGCATTGAGTACGACCGGACCAAACGCGCGGTCCACTTCCTCCTCCGTGAGCACGTCTTTCATAATCAGGTGAAGCAGAGCGGTGCGCCATCCCCGATAGGCTTCATTGATTGGAACATCCCACTGGTCGAAGCGCATCACGCTCCACTCCGGTCCACACGGGTACTGCATGGAAGTGACATACCGCATGGATCGCTGTCCCGTCAGCGGATCGCGCACCCTTGCGGTGATGCCTACACGACCGCAGATAACATCATCGTTGAGCCATAGCCTTCCGTGGCTGCGGTTGCGTTTGACCGCAACGGGCTTCCCTGTTTCGTCGTCCGGCATCCATACATCGAAGGTTGGGGCTTCCACGCGTGCATCGACTCCGGCGCGTATCAGCTTTTCGAATACGGCTTGCGGATGCATGATGTTCACGATTCGCCGCGCGATGTTCTCCCCGCCCATCCATCGCTCTTGGCCTTCCCAGCGGTTCGGCTCCGCTGCGATATAGGCCAGCTCAAACGCCTCCTGCTCGGCCTCTATCATCCCCTGCGTGGTGTCCCCGTCCTTGGGTAAGGAGTTGTAATGCGCCAGCGTCTCCGGGGAGACGGCCAGCTCCTCGTCATAGCTGGTCGTCACCCGTTTGAAGTTCGACAGGATTTGTCCCACTTCCGGCATCAGGCTAGTCTCCTGCGTCGTGCGGTTTTGGCTGCTGCCATCAGCTTGCGTGTGCCTACCTTTTTGGCTGTGCCGCGTTCGGGCTTCATCCTGCGGCGGCTCGGCTTCTTCGGTGAACCTCGTTTAACCCATGCCATCGTCTTTCCTCCTTTACCTGCGTCGTGCTGCTCTCGCTACGTTCTGCGCGAAGATCGCCTTCCGCTTGGCCTTGCCGCCCTTCTTTTTCGCTGCGGCAATCTTCTTCTTCGTCGCCTTGCCGAAACTCCCCAGCGTTCCTTTGCGCTTCATCCGCTTGACGGCTTTCTGAATCCAGTGCTTCTTGGTGGCCATGAGTCCTCCTACGGGAGCGGCGTTGGAATCTGTTGCGGTGCTGGGTTGGCTGGTCTCCGCATCATCATTCCCGCCAATAGCGGTCCTGCGATACGGGGGATGACTCCGTTCTTCACGGCATAAAGGAAGCGGTTGAGGAATACCGGATCGGACGCCAGCCGTTCGGTGACATACTTCAGGGTCCCGGTGACGGTTCCGGCTGCAAGCGAACCTCCCAAGATGGCCGCTCCCGCTCCTAGCGAGTGGGTAAGTCCATAGGCCAGTCCTCCGCCTACAATTCCGCCTACTCCGTGATGATGGCGGCGGATCGCGCTGCCGATGGAATCGAGTAAATCTTTCGTAGCGGCCTGTCGGTCGGAGTTCTCAAAGAGCTGGCCCATCTGTTTCACGTTGAGGATGCCATCCTGTCCGATGGTGCGCTCAAGAACGGCGCGGTTGGTTCCCTTGTTAAGGAAGTTTTCAATCTGGTTATTGAAACCCGCGCTTGGATCGAAGACGCGGCGTAGCCTTCCGCCTGACGCTGCAACATCGGCGCGAGTGATGCCGTTGAAGTGCGATTGAATCAGGCTGTCAAAATTATCCAGCACCATGCCGTCCTGATATCCGGCGCGATGCGTGTCCCACTCCTGCGGGGTGAGCTGCGTACGGTGCTGGTCGAACAGGTCCTCCTGTGCTTGCTGGTTATCCGCAAGCTGCTGCGCGAGTGTGGCTCTGTCTCCGGTGCGTCCCTCGCTGCGTAGCGCGTTCTGCAACGCCTTCTCCTGATTTCGCAGCTCGGAAAATCTTCCATCGCTTAGGTCGTTGGCCTTGGTCCAGAACGGCGCATTGGCGTCTTTGATTTGCTTCGCGGCGTCGGCAATGCTGTCCGTGTTGGTGACGGCTTGCGGAACATTGTGAGGACCAAAATTGGGTTGACTGGCAGCGTAGTCATCGAAGCGGCGAAGCTGTTCGCTGATATCGGCGTGGGCGTTCTCAATCGCTTGCTGCTGGCGTACGCCAATTTCATTCCAGATGCCGGGGTCGCTCATAATCCGCTCGTACTGGCCTTGCTGCGCTCTGGCTCTGGCTACGCTCGTCGCCTGTCCATCGCTGGTGAGGATGAGAGTTCCGGGGCCGCTCGTGGTCTCGGTGACGGGGTTCATGGTTCCCGGTCGTACATCCGTGAGGTATTGGAATTGCGGTTGCCGGAAGCTGCCTGTCTTGTCCTGCGGCTGGGCTGGCTGGCTGGGGCCTTCGGGATAGGCGTCATACGCAAACGGGTCTCCCGGTGCTCCGCTCGGTCCTGTGCCTTCGACTACGCGCGTCCCTATCTGCCGCTTGCGCGGATCGTAAGCAATCTGGCCTTCGCGTACTGGCGTCGGCTCCTCGGCTGGTCCAACGGTGAATCCCGGTGTGGAATCGGCTGGGGCCGGGAGCATCCGCGATGCATCCGTAACCACCTGCGGAGCTGCTTGCTCCATCGCGGATCGCGCGGCGTTGCTGCGGTTGAGCGAAGTAGCAACGGCGCGTTGTCCGATGTTGCTCAGAGCTTCATCTACTGCGCCTGTCGCCGGATCAACCTTCACTGCGCTGGTCAGAGCTGGCGAGTTGAGCGTGCCATCCGCGCGTGTCGGGAAGTCTGCGCCTTCTATCGGCGTCGTTCCCGGCCTGATTCCCTCGGCTGCGCTGGTCGCTAGGCGTCCGGCTCCCTCCAGTGCTCCTCCTACCACTCCGGCTGTCCCTGCCGCCTCCAGTGCTTCTTGCGGCGTAGCTCCATGCGCGAGTGCTTGCGTTCCTCCCACGGTTGCCTGTCGCGCTGCGGTGCCAACGGTCGCTGCCCAGTCCGGATGCGCTGCGATGGCCTCGGCCAGCTTCGGGAATTTCTCCAGTAGCTTGACGTTCTGGCCAATCTTAATCATCCGTTCGCCCTGCGTGAGTGCCTTCAATTCCCCTTCGCCAACCATCCACTCACCCATCGTCTCCAGTGCGGCTCCGGTGAGTCCGGCTGTGCCTTCGATGGGCCGCGCGGCCTGTGCTGCATATCGCGCGGTCGTGGCGTCTAGGTCGGTGTGTCTGCTGAGCCAAGGACCAACTGGGCTTTGTTGCAGGTAATGGCCTACGGTCGTCGGAATCTGCGCGAAAGAAGTATCTGCGGCTCGTTCGAACTGGCCGAACTGCTGTCTCAAGTCGTCCAGTGATGAGCTGACAGGCGTTCCCGTTACGCCATCCGGTACGCCTTGGACGTTGCTGTCTATCGGCGTCCCTGTGACGCCCGGAGGTACACCTTGGATCGGTGTGCCTGTCACTCCTGCGGGTACGCCTTGGATATCGTCTGCCACGTTATTGCCTCGGTGGAACGTATGGAACGAACTTTCCGCCTACTGCCCATCCTGCGAGTGCTCCTGTCTTGTTGTCGTGATAGGTCGTGGTGGCTCCCGGAGGGGCTTGGACGGCGGCTCCGGTGGGTGCTCCGGTGCCTCCTCCTGTCGGTGCTGGTGTGCCTCCTCCGCCTTGGAACTTCGCTGCGTTGGGTGCGCGTGCCACGGCTGCGGCTCTGGCCTCCGGGCTTGGCCCTTCGGCTGTGCCGTAAATCTGGTAGTTGCGTATCAGGCGGTCGGTCTGATCCAGTGCGGGTCTCTGTGAATCGAGATAGGCCACAATCGAAGCCGGATCGTTGCGGAACTTGTTGAGTGAGCTTTCCTCGGTCTCGGCTGGCGCGGCTTTGTTGCGGAACTTGTGGAATCCAGCGGACGCCTGTGCATACTGCTGAATGCTCCCGGCCAGCGATGCAATCGCTTGGTCGTCTTTGGAGCCGGAGAGTCCCACAATCGTCTTGCCTTCGCTTAGTAACCCTTGCAGTCTGCCGAATAGCTGGGGGTTTGCGGTGGCGATGTTGCGGATGTTCTGGCCGCTGTCGCGCATGATCGTACTCAGGCGGTAAGCGGTGTCGGCATCTGCCGGAACCTTGTAGTCCCCTGTCTTCGGCGGCTTCGCAATGCCGATGGTTCCAACGGGGAAGTTCGTCGGAGATGGGAAATTTGGGTCTTCCACTTCGACGGGCGTTCCTCCGGGCTGGGCTGTCAAGGATCGCTTTATCTGCTCGGCCTGTTGCTGGCGTACTCCTGCCTCCGCGCTGGCTGCTGCTGCTTGCGCTGCGGTGAGTCCGGGTTTACCCGCCGCCTCGGTTGCTCTGGTCTGCGCTTCGGTCGCTGCGGTGCCGCGCTCCTGCGCTATCTGGATGATTTTGTTGTTCTCCGAGAGTTGTCCCTTGTCCCGCAATGCCAGCTCGGAATTGCTGTAGGTTCCTCCCGGTGTGACGTGCGTCTCCCATAGAACTTTGCCGGGGTTGCCTGAGTCCAGCTTCGCCACTTGATAGGGCGAATCCTTCATGTATTTTTGCTTTCCGGTGTCGTTCGGAACCTGCCAGATATCTACGCTTCCATCGGCGTTTGGAACGGGTACAAGGTAGCCATTCTGTCCCATGTGAGCGGCGATTGCGGTGGGGTTGGAATTGGCATAGGTCGCGGCCTCTGCCATGTTGTTTACGTGAGCAATCATCGACGCGCCTTGGTCGTGCAAGCGTCCGGCGATATTGCTGGCGTACTCGGTTTGCTCCTGCGCGAACTTGATGGGGTTGACTCTGTTGTTGAATTGCTGGGCGATAATCTGCTGGTCCAGCATGGCGTGATTCGCCTGTGCCATGAGCTGCGCGTTGGCTGCGTTGGCTTGCGCGTTGGCTTGGGTTAACCGTTGCTCAGATTGTTGCTGGCCAAAATCGTACCCTGCACCTACGGCTTTGGCTGCGCCTCCCGGTCCCTGCCCTGCTGCGAATCCCTTGGCGGCTCCTCCTATCACTGCCGCTGCTACCCTTCCCCACTTCTCTCCCATTGTGGATGGGTCTTGGGTAACGGATACGCTTCCGTCCGTGTGCTTGGTGACGTGTACCGTCTTGTCTCCGCCAAGGATGGTCCCGGCTGCGTCCAAGATGCGTGCCAGCCAGCTTTGATGCGCGTGTCCTGCAATAACTTCAGGGTCTAGCATCGTGGATTGCGAAGCGTTCACCGTGTCCACGGGAGAAGGTGGCGCGGCGTTCACGTCTACAGGGGGCGTCGGCTGGGACGGTGGCCCTGCATCGAGCGGGGTCGGCGTTCCCGGCTGCGGCGGGGTCCAGTCAGCGGCGTTCGGGGCCAAGATTCCAACATCGTCTGCCATACATCCTCCCTAGAACATTGCCCTTAAAGCGGTGATACCCTTGCCGATTTGCCCCGTCGCACTAGCGTTCCCGGCTAGGCTTCCCAGTGCGCCAAACGCGGCGTTCCAAGGGCTATTGGAAGCGGCTGCGATGTTGTTGGCTGCGGTGGCTGCGGCTCCCCCGGCTGTGGTGGCTGCGCCGGAGTATGCGGTGGGGCTTAAAAGTCCGGCTGTCGAACCTAGGATCGAAGCGGCTTGCTGCCAGTTTTGATAGCCCTGCGCGTAGTTGGCCTGAGTGATGGTGTTTTCTCCCTGCGTTCTCTGGGCCGCTGCCGCGTTTGCATTGGACGCGAGAAGGGTCGCATCGACGCCTGACGGGAGTACGGTATTGCCGCCGCCACGCGCGGCCAGAATGTTCGCTGTTGCCCTTTGTGCCTGTGCATAGTTGGTCGCCACGTTCTCCGTGTTCTGGGTCTCTAAGGCGTTCTCCTCGCTGGGTGCGAATCCGGTTTGACTGGGGCCAGCCTGAAGGATGGGGGTAAACGCAGCGGTCAAGGCTCCGGTGATGGCCTGATTCTGCCCGAACACGGTTTGATATTGACTGGTTAGGTTCGTGTAGAACTGCTGTTCCGCGTCGGATATCTGGGTTTGCTGCTGCGTAGCTCCGCACATGGATCATCCCTCCCTTCGGGATAACTGTGGGGATGATCCCCATTCGCTCCCAGCGCGTCCGATGGGGGTTGGTGGGGCTAACTCCCGTATCAGCTCACACGACGACTCCCTGAAGCCAAGGTGACGTTTGGCAAATGCGGCCAGCTCCTTGCCTTGGGTGTCGAAGATCATCTCCCGGAAGTGGTTTTGCCGGAGCATGGCTTCTATCCATGCCAGCCCCTTCGTTAATGCGGTGCGGTTCCGCGCTCTCTCCTGCGGTGTCTTGGCTCCCGCGAACTGGATCGAGACGCGTACGGCGGTCTGGGTTTTGAAGTAGAAAAGGACGGTCCCTTTTTCATCCTCCATCGCCCACGCATCCTCGCCCGGAACAAGATGCAGAAAGTAGTCCGGCGTCATGCGTCCTTTGTGGTACGCATCCTCTTCAATGAGGGTGTCCAGATAATCCCGGTCGCGTTCGCTCATGGGACGCACAGTGTATTGATCGAAGTGGAAAAACTGGCTGCTCAAGATGCGCCTCCGTGTTGAATCGGAACGGTTCTGAAGAAGGGCAAACTTACCAATCCGTAGAACTGGTTTAGGGCGTCGTTGGTCGATGCCATCAGGGGCATCGAAGACAACATGAAGGGGCTGCGGTTCGGGTAGGTGTTGGGAGCTGGCGGCTCCCCCTTGTTATCGACGGTCTGGAGGTCGGGAGCTGGTGCGGGTTGCCAGCCTGTCATATTCGCCCCTTGCGATTGCTTTACGGATGGCATTTATTGGCTCCTGAATTCGTTCCACGTCTGCCCAAAAATGGTGAAGGTTAAGAGTTCGTTGGGTGCATCTTCGGCTGGCCATGCAATATCCATCTGGAAGTGTCTGCACCATGCCGGAAGCTGCGATTGCAGGAAGTGATAGCGGTCGCTGTAAAGGGTGTCACTGGGAGGTAAATTTGGAGGGTCTTGGCATGTTCGTTTCAGGGGTTCAAAGTCTCCTGAAATCTCGCCCATGAGGACGGACAGGGAAGCGATACTTCCCACCTTCATCGCCTCTATCGTGATGAACGCGAGTGCGGCCAGTTGGCCGGGGTGCGCCAGCACGATTGAACCCAGCGTTGTGTTGGCCTTGAATGGAACACCGTTGTCCGTGTTCACGGCGAGGTCGCGCTTCAGGATCGGGCCTCCACTTGGTCCGGGTCCGATGAGGAGACGGTTGGTGCCGGGGAGAACTTCCACCGATTGCATCGCGCTCATCTGCTGCACGACCGTCGCGCGGGGGGACCAAAGCAATCCCGTTTCGGGCGCGGTCGTCGCGGCCATGCGATACCACTCCCACGCTCCATCGGAAACATACAACGCACTCTCTTTGCTCGATTCAGAGTGGTAGGTGACGAAGGATGATCCGGGGTCAAACTCGGCCTCGATTTTGTCCGCAATCGGAAACGAGACTTCGATGATTCCCGCTGACGGATCAAGGGCTACAACCATGTTCGTCCCCAGCATCAGGTAAGGCGTCGTCAGATGGGTCGTAAAGGCGTCGTAATTGCGGAGCGGCAAGCCATCCACGAAGGTCGTCATGTACAGCGGATCGTTGTCCGTCGCGCTCCCCAGAATGATGTAGCTGTCGCGCACCGTGAAGACGACAAGCCCCAGCGGGGAGACCCAGAAATGCGTAATTTTTGATTGCGCGGTGAAGGAGTTGGTGGGGTTGAATCCGCTGTTGCCGTTGCCGCCCTGCACGACGGCGGCGGGTCCGGTCGAAACATACACCACGTTGCCCACGGCGGCGAAGATGCGTTGCAAGTGGTATGCCAAACACGTCGCACCTTGGGGGAGGGGGGTATTCTCTCCGGCAACAGCACCTTGAATCAGCGGGTCCAACGCGCTGTCCGGGGAGTTGTCGATGTAGGTCCACATCGCTCCCCCGGCTGGCGCGGGAATCTCGGTCAGATACAGGAACAGGGAGCCACCCTGCGCGATGCGGTAGATGACGATGGTGTCAACCTGCGGGTCCGGGCTTCCGTTGCCCTGCACCGTGACCTGATTCCCCTGCAAGACGGATATCTGTGCGCTGGCCGGAGACATGTTGCTTATGTCTCCGGTCTGCGAGTTCTTATAGGCATACCCCCACTGCACAACGGCGGTCGTGCCAACGGACCACGGGCCTGTGTTCTGCCATACCACTGTCCCGTCCTGCGTCGTCGCGCCTAGCTCTGTGCCGAATTGCGGCTGCGTTGGTCCGGCTGCGCTCTTACCCGCCTGTATGACGGTTTGCAGATAACCATTCGCATCGAGAATGGAGGTTGTGGACGTGATGGTTGTGCCAGCTCCGATATCGGACCATTGCAGCGTCTTTCCCACGTTGGTCCAGATCACGGAGGGCTGCGTTGGCGTGGAGGGGGGAGGGCCATCGCTGATTTGCAGGTTGAGTCCGGTGGGCCAGTTGGGATGGCCGTCGCCGCTGCGTCCTGCTGTCGTGGAAACGAACGTATAGAACACGTCCGATGGGAGATTCATCCCGGAGATAACTTCTCCCAGTCCATAGCCGAAGTCCGCTTGCCAGTTGTACGGGCCAAGGTTGAACCATTGAATTGACCCATCAGTTGTGTTGGTTCCGGGCGGCGTCCACGGCGGCTCTCCGCCTCCAGTCGTTCCCGTACCGTTGAAGACATGCAGACAACCGTCCGAACCTAAGATGATGATGCCGGGGCGGGGTGTTGAGTGCGCTTCATATCCGGTCAACGGAATCCAGCTCGGCGGCGGCGTCGGTCGCGGAGCCTGTGAGATGACGGGCGCGGTCGTCGGTGCGGCGATGGACCAGTTACTAACTTGGTTCGTGGTGAAGTTCCATTTTTTATTGTCGATGCCGTTGCAGAAATAGAGGACGTTTCCAACGCCTAAGAAGAAGGTCTTTCCGGCTCCCGGCGTCTTCTGCCAGATAGCATTTTGGGTGTTCGGTCCTGTGGCGTCGTAAACCGTGTTCGCGGTGTCCGCCATCACCCTCACATTTTCGTCAGTCGTCGTGAAGGTATTGAAGGAGTAGAAACGATTGATCGAAGGGAAGTCTTGCGTGTTGTATACGCTGGTGCCTCTGCGCCGTCGCAGCGTGAGCTTGGAGCTGAGTTCGGTATTGTTGCCTTCGATGATCGAGTCTTGCCGCCCCAGCCCGTAGAGCTGCATGTCATGGCTCACGGCGGCATCGCTCAGGGGATTGCGGTTGGTCCACAATCCGGTGATGAGACGGCTGGTGTGGAGTGGCGCGAAGCTGGTAGGCTCCGATGCTCCTCCCGCGACTTGGATCGCGTTCGCCATCAGGCAACCTCCGTGTAAACTGGAGGAGCTTTCTTTCTAGGCGGCATGTTCTCGGCAACGAGGGCAAAGCAGAGAGCCAACCCCGGCGGGTTGGCTCTTGGCTTCATAGAAAGGAGGTGATTTTTTGTGAGGTTTGAAGTAGTGCTTTCAGAAAAAGAGTTGAGCCTTATTCTGAAAATTGCAGTCACAGTAGTCGCGCTGTTGCGGCTGCTATAACCTACAACCTCCCGATGCGGTGACCGCCGTATCGGGAGTTTTTTTATTGTACCAAACGCCTCTAGTGGTCGAAAAACCAGAAGACGGCCAAGCACATCAGTATCAAAACGATGATGAGCCAGTTGACGGCTCCGCTGCCGTCCTGCTGTGTAGGTGTTTCCATAGAGCCTCCTCATTGGCCCCTCGCTTGTACGCCCTGTTGCGTCAACATCTGGGCGCGTCCCTGCTGCGTCATTACGTCTATAAAGTTGCCAAGGAAAATGTTGCGTTCCAGCGCGGTCAGTCCGTCCTGTGCGCCTAGTAAATGGGCTGTAAACCGCTGGCCAAAGATGGGGAAACGCGCGTCCTTGGTCAACAGGCTGACGAAGGAGAGAAAACCCCAGTCGTAGATGTAGGCCAAGTTGTCGGGTAGCGGACCCCATGTATTCGCCATCGAAGACATGAGGACCGGGGCTTTCTGATAAAAGCCGTCCACCTGATAGAGCTGATCCGGTAGCGTGTTGAGCCGGATGGTCACGCCATCGTCTTCGATTAGTTGCGCGGCTGCGCTCGATGGCCGCTTGACTGCGCTCTCCGCCGCTAGGCTCTTGCGTACTTCAATCTCGCTGACTTTGCCGTTCGGATCGGTAAGCCATATCTGCTCCAGAAACCCAAAGTCTGTAGCCGGAACGAAATAGTCCTGTGCGCCAATCTCACATGTGAACGTTAGTGATCCCCGGTTGAACGCCCATTTGAAGGGTGCGCCAAGGATGGTCTGCTTGGTGAGGTTGGCGGCGGATATCGCGGGTTCGCCGTTGGAGATGTTGACGGGCTGATTGCCGATAAACGGCATCGAAAACAACGCGCTTGACTGGAGGTTGCGAGTGACGCCCATCGTTACCTCCCTCCCCAGCGATAGGGGTGTGGACCGGAGTCGCCCCAGATACCGGGAGCCATGATGTTGCGGTCGGGGAAGAATCCTTTGCTCTCGTCTTCGCGGTCGCCCTGCTTCGCAGCTCCCTCCACGGCGGCTATCCAGTCGCGCTTTTTGTTGTCGAATCGCGCTTGCACCTGTGGGTTTGTGGAGTAGCGGTGGGCATAGGCCACGCATCCGTCGCGGAACCATTTCGAATAGTCGTCCGGTATCGGCTCGATTTTCTGTTGCAGGTTGGTGAAGATGGGTGCTTTCCGCTGGCCATAGAGACGCATTAGCCAAACCGTTCCGGTCTGCGATGGCCGGGGTCTCACGCGGATACCCTGCGCGTCCGGGTCGGCTACGGTCCATTCCACGGTGCCATCCTGCACAGTGGTTCCCGGCACTGCGTCTTCTCCCGCGTCCGGTTCGACGCTCCCGGTCACGCCCCACGTAGTCAGCACCAGAATGTTTCCGCTCGGATCGAGAAGGTTGGTGAAGGGATTGACTGGCGGGGTCGTGGCTCCAAGGGGATTGGTGTACTTCTGATTTGGTCCCGGCCACAAATTTTGTTCTAGATCGCGGTTATGAAACCAGCACACTTGAAACGGCCACGCGCCGATGCCGCTGTCGGCGGCTAGGTCTCGCACCACATACACGGGAGCATCGGGCGGTGGAACCTGCGTGCTGTTGATATCCACGCGACGACCGTTCTCCAGCCATCCCAGTCCGTTCACGTTCAACGCGTAGTCCTGCTGGTAGCTGGTGAGCACGAAGGGGGGAATCTTAATCCGATTCCACTTCCACGGAAAACGGACGCTGATTAGTTCGCCCATCACATCGTTGCCGATGGTCAAGGCGGGTTCGTCGGCCCATCCTCCCGTGTTGTTGAAGATCGGATTAAGGTCCCCGATAGCGGAAACGCTGTCCATGATGGCTTGCAGCGCAATCGTGCTGTTCCCCACGGCTCACCTCCGCTACTTTGTCGTTCCGTTTTTCTTTTCGTCTTTTTCGGCCCTTGCCTTCTGCCGCTTGGCCAGCTCTTCGTGATTTGCTCTGACAACATCCGGGTCGTGCGCCCGGATTGCGGTCATTGCCGTTTCCATTGAGGTTTCGCGCAAGTAATCCGGGTCGGTCAGGATTCCCGGAATGTCTCTCACTCGCCTGTTCTGGGCTACCTGCATAGCGTTGAGCTGATCGTTGGCCGCTTGGTTCCGCTCGGCCTGTCGAATCAGATAGGCTCTGCGGTGCATGTGGGCAATGGGACGGTCTGGGTTCTCTGGATCAATTGCGCCTAGATCGGGGTCGCCTTCGGGATATTCGGTTACGTCCTCCGGCTCCGGGGCCTCGTCGTCTTCGTCGGCGGCGGTTTCCTCCACCATCGTCTGATTGTTTTTCACGGCTTCGGCCATCCGCTTTTTTGCCATTTCTATCGGATCGTCCTTATCGGATTTGCTGGCCTTGGCCTGAGTCGCGGCGGGTGGCCGGACGCCTTGGGCTTGCTGGGGTCTCGTCTCTTCTGGTGTCATGTCGGGTCTCGCTTTCTGTGGTTAAGGGCTTCTGCACCTCGTTGGGCTTGCGATTCAGGCCGCGTCCTCGCTGTTCGAAACCTCAAACAGCTTGGTGCCTCCCGGCTCGTTGTCGGTGGGTAGATTCATCGCCCACTGGTACTCCTCCCATTGCCGCTTGTATTCAGCGCGTTCTTCGGCTGAAGCTCCACGCCTGTTCAATTTGCGGTCGGGTGGTTCCCACACGCGGATGCATCGCTGACAGACAACGATGGTCGGCCCATGGGAGAGCGTGTACTTGACAACGGCAAAGTTGGCATCATTGCCCTGAAACAGCATTTGCACGCCCTTGCCGCCCTTGCGGTGAGCGCATCGGCTCTGGATGAGCCGCTTGCGGTCTGCGGTGTCCTTAAGGGATTTCTGAAGGTTGGCGATTCGGGATTGCTTCTGCGCTTTAGTGGAGCGCATGACGGTGATTCTTTCCCGCATCTCTTCAAGCTGCAACTGCTCCATCTCATCCGTGATTTTTTGTTTGTTCATTCTCTCTTCGGGCATCTGCTTTTCCTCCCTCGTTTCGGTTGGTGGAGTGGGAGAGGTTTGGCTATTCCTCTCCCTGCTATGCTGCTAGACAGCAAGCCTCCAGCTCTAGGTAATGGCAGATACCGCGTCGATATAGCGGATGCGTTGGACAGGATCGGGTGGCAACGTTGCGGCATACATGCAGTTATAGGAAGCGAACCCGCCAATCATTTTTGACGGATCGTAGCCTGACGGCTCGGTGATGCGCCGGACCCAGACTTGCAAATTGCGCCAATCACCGTTACCTATTTGCGTGTTCTCTTTTGCTCCGAACGAGACGCCAATCAAGCCATCACGTCCGATGACGTACGTTCGCAGCGCGGTCAGTGTCGTGCCGTCATAGTTGGGAGTCTGCTTCACCAGTGTTGACTGGTGGAATGAGACGCCGCCCCAGTCAATCAAAGTAACTTGGTCGCCATCGGGAGCCGGAAGCTCCGTCAGCCGCTCGTTACCCTGCGCGGTGCGCTTAAGTACATCCACTAATGAATTATTAGTTTTATCCAGTAAAATATCACCAACTATGTGAGGATGGATTACGCCCGTGAAACGACCGCTTTCGAAGGGGAGGGCATTGACGCCGGTCAAAGACTGCGCGGCGATAATCACATCGTCGGACGTGACGGTTGCGGAACCTGTTTTCGATCCCGCTGAAACTGCGGGGTCGATAACGCTGGCTCCATCGGCTGTGTTCTGAAGCAGGGTATTAATTACCTGCGCCATGCGGTAGGCCATCTGTACGCCCAACGCTTCTAGTGTGGGGTCGATGGCAGTTTGCAGAGCGTACGTGGAGATATTCGCGTAGTCCGCAAAATTCAACATGATGGTCGTGTTCTGCACGACCGAGACTGTGAGGCCCGTTTGGATCGTGCCTTCTGGCGCGGTCGTGAGCGGGGGAGCGGGAAGGTTCTGGTACATATACAAAACGAGACGATTCCCAGCGTTCTCGTCAATCTGCCGCCGCGAAGTGCATCGCACCCACGGGGTCTCAGCCTTAAGATTTTCTACGAAAATTTTGTCATAGGTAGTAACTACAGACTGCGGCAAATTCGTTGTGAGGTTCGACGCCGGAGAGACGCCGATGCACAACACTGCGCGGGAGTGTACCTTGCCCACGCTGCCCGTGTATAGAGCTACCTGCGTTCCAAACGCGCAAGTAAACTCTATGAACGGGACGACGAACTTCTGAAAGAACATTTTGCCGCGTGTGGCGGCAACGGATGACGTTTGCATGTGACCGTCCCCCTCTAGGGAAGATCACGCGCCCATTGCATCGACCTGCCGTCGAAAATCCGGGTCTGAATTCAGACGTTGGGTGTATTCCGCCCTTGGCATCCTCTCGATGTCGGCGCGTGTGTACCGCGCTTTCTTTTGCGGGGTCGGCGGAAGCGCGGACGCATCTGCGTTGCGGATTCCCGTCGATATTGTCCGGGGTCTGGGAGAGGGAGGGTTAGGCTCCTGAGCGGCGGGTTGGGCTACTCGTGTCTGTCCGTTGGGGGGTGCTCCACCATTGCTGCCGTTTGGAGGCTCCGGCTCACCATCCGGCCACGGAATCATCTCCTCGCGGTCGAGTAGTGTCTGGTAGGCAATGGCTAGGTTGTTCCGAGTTAAATCCCAGCCGTTCGCTTTCAACTCATCGAAGATCGCATTACGGTTTTGTTCAACGGGATAGTAGTCGGGAAATTCTTTGCGAAACGCTTCGGCCTCTGCTGCGTAGTATTCGTTGCTTTGTTTCCGGTCGTCCGTAGCGATTTTTTCACCGACAACTTTCGGCGGTGCGCCAGTCTGCGCGGTGACGATTTCCGTCACAGCATCCACCACCTTGTTGGGGTCGGTAATCTCTGAGGCGAGTCGGAATTTATCGTTGGGGGTTAGCTCCCGTGGTTCAACCTTCAGGGGTGTTCGCCCTGCGTCGGGTTTTTTTAGGCGTCTCAGTTCTCGGTTAGCGTTCACTTGCGAGTCGAGTAGCTTGTCCGCAACCTCCTTGTACGTCTTCCCCTTGTAGGTTGAGACTCGATTACCCGCTGCGTTGCGTATCTCTGCAATGTAGTCGCCGTTGTCGTCCGGTTCTCCATCGTTCAGCCAGATGTATTCCATGTTGTTAAACTCCTCAGATGGCCCCATAGCTGTCGTCTATCGGTGCGGGTCTGGTCGGATCAAGGATGTTCTCAATCAGCATGTCCCTAGCCGATAGCTCTGGCACTGGGGGTTGTTTGGCAACACTCGCCGTATAGAGGGAGATTTCAGCGTCAACCTTGAGCTGCATGTGGGTGAAGATGAGCCATGCGGCCTTGGCCATTTTGTGGTTCTCCAGTACCCGCTCTTTGTCGGCGGGGTCTGTGTTGATAAGATCGGTTTCCCGTTCGATACACACCATCTCCATCACGTCCAGAAGATCGGGCCAAGCATCGCTCTCGCGCATGGCCAGCAAATGCATCCGCTGGTGCGGCTGGAGCTGGCTGGTGACGCCGAACCTTCTCTCTTCGCGGATGGGATTGTCTCTCACGCTGTACCTCCGCTGATTCGTTCGGCCTCATCGGCGGCTTTTTTGATTACATCGAACGCTTCCTGTGGAACCTTCGGCATGGGTGCCACATCTGAGATGTATTTCTTTATCTCCAGCTCGGACGCAACGCGCGGCTCCTTGAGCATGTAACCGATACAGTAACAAAATTGTCCTAGTGGAGTAATGCGAACGAAGTAGCTCCCCGCGTTTCCCATCTCCGTACTGCTCATGTCTTCGATGAGGCCGCGTTCGACTAATGGCCGGAAAATCTGGTCCATCGTAAAGCTCTCCGGGTCGTCCAGTAGTCCCTTCCAGCCGATGCAGCCGAACATATCCACCTTGCGCCGTTCGATGAGTGCGCCAAGGATGCGAAGATGCCGGGGAATGATTGCGACGAGTGCCATACGTTAACCTCCCACCGGGGCAAAGAATTGGCTGCTCTGCATCTGGCGTTCGTCTGCTGTGCGCTGTGCGAAGGCAGCGGCCCGGTTGAGTGGCGATTCTACTGCGGTCTGGTGAACGGTGTTGATACTCTTCGCGGCGATTCTCCCGGCAATTTTCTTGTCCTCCAGTGCCATCTGGAATTGCTGATCCTGCTGCGTGGCGGCGGCTTGCGCCTGTGCCTTGATGACTTCGGGGTTCGATTGCGCCATCATCTGTTGCTCCTGCGGAGTGAGCTGCACAATGAGGTCGTTTTGATTCTTCCATCCGCTCATGTCGAGCACCATCTTGGTCAGCTCCAGCGCGTTCACCTTCCATCCGATTTGCGCGAGTTGCTGCACGAGTGCCTGATTGCCAAGCACCTCCAGCAAGAAGGGAAGGGCTTGTGCCATGCGGTTCCGCGCGGCCAGTCTGGTCCCGGCCAGCGTGTCAAACTTAACGTTGGCTTCCATGAAGTCCGCGAAGTCAACGGATAGATCGCTGGCGCGTTCGCCAAGGATCGCGCGAATTTCGGATATCGGCATCCGCTCCCGGACCATGTTCCAGAGGTAGCGAAGGAAGGGGAGAAACACGCCGTCGATGAATCGCTCCACCGGAGATTGCAGACGACCGGAGGACGCAGCACTAATCATTCCGGCCCCTGTACCGGATCGTCCTATGCTGCTCCCCCGGTCTGGGAGAGTCCCTTGTACGCTGGCTTGGTCAGCTCCGGTCGCACCCTCGCTGGTGCTGACTACGGCCATGATCGCTCTCCATGCATCAGGCGGGACCTGTGGCGATGGCACGAGGGCAACTGCTCGTGTGGCGTCGTCGCCGTCAACCAGCCTGATTCCTCCCAGCCTTCGCCTCTGGTCCTGTGTCGGCACGTTCGCGCCTCGCGCGATGGCATACTCCGGCTGGCACGCGAACGCCAAAATGTCCAGAATTGCATTTAAACAGCCCTGTTCGACCCGTTGGTCCGCTCCTGCTATACGGCCAACCCCCATCCCTAGCCCTGCGTTTTCGATATCCCAGTAGTTCGCACTGAGAAACGGTTTGTCCGGGAGACGGTGTGGAGCATTGCGGATTACCACCTTCTTTTGCAGGACGGTTCGGACCTGTGTTTTGTTCCACCACTCCAAACATTCCATTGGTTTCATCAGCGGGTCTTCGGATATCTCGGTGTCCTGCCGCTCGGCATGGAAGACGCTGGTGTTCGCCGTCAACGCGTCTTCCACTCCGCTTATGCTCTGCACGTTCTCTGTGCCTTCCAAGAACATCGACCGCAACACTTCATCGCTGGGAATGTCATAGTCCGGGTTGTCGCGCAGCTTGGTCAGGTCGTCATAGTTGAGATAGCGGCGGTTGACGATCCATTTCGCCTTCCAAAGCTGGTTGGGGCTGTTCCATGTCGGATCGGGGAAGACGGTTCCGAGTTCGCACTTTTCGAAGGTCGGACGGTTGTGGGTAACTTCTATGTCCACCACTTCAAACTCATCCGATGCCTTGGTGACGACCGTCATCGCGTTGCCTATCGGCATGGCAACCTGTTGGGGAGCTTTCTTGCGGCGGTAGTGGCTCTCGATGCGGGTCTCGGTCTCCCATCCTAGTTTGAAGATCACCGTACCCTGATTGACCATCCCCTGAATTCCGTAACTGGCCTCCTGCTTGAAGTCGATATCTTCAAGCAACTGTGCAACGAGTTCCTTCCATGCCCTAGCCGTGTCCTGCGACACGCTGGGGCGGGGAACGATTTCGAACGGTGTCGGGTCCGAAAAAATCGCCCCTGAGATTGCCGGGGCGAGTGAGTTAACCTGCTTTGCTACGGAGAACCTTGAGACGTTGGCTCGTGTGACGCTGGTCCCTTCAAAGACCGTTGTCGTTCGTGGCGATTGGTATAAAACATCGCTCTCCGTCCACATCAGCGGCCAGCGTCGATCATTCATCCACGCTTCGGAACGCTCATAGTCCTGCACCACGATGGAGAGTACGGCGGCATCGGTATATTTTGGGTCTATCGCTGGATCGGGAGACGTTTTAACGTCTTTCGGTAGGACGGCTTGACTCCAATTGCTCTCCGCTACGAGGGTCGCCGCAGCCGCCATAAGACGCCTCACACCGATGGTTCATGTCGGGTTCGGGTCGGAGGTTCCGGCCACTGCCGCTACTTCATGGCATCAAACGTTCGATGCGTTCCGTTGCAATGCGGTGAATAGTAACCCATGTTGGTAACTTTTTGCACACTTTCGCATACTTTTCGCCCACGCGACAACGGTGGTTGAAATTTAACCATCCTCCAGCGTTTCAACAAGGAAGCTGGACCCTAGACTTTCGACGTGATGGCCCTTAAGTCCTAAACCTGTTTCCAGTTCGTAGAGTGTTTTGAGGGCGTCGGTTTCGTGCTGGAAACAGGCCATCACCGTAACCTTATTCCCGAATAGGGGAACGTTGGTGATGTTCACGATTGCGCCGTTTGCGTCAGCAATGACATACATTTAGCCGTTCAAACCTCCAAGGATGTTCTCCAGCCCCAGCTCATTGTATGGTGCATCGTTCGGGTCCGGCTCCTCAAAGGCTATCTCCTCCGGCTCCGGCTCCGGTGGTGCATAGCGGCCCCGGTTGTAGATCATGTTGTACTTGTCGCGCTCTTTCATCATCTCCCACGCTATATCCTCGTCGTCGCGCCCCTCGGCGGCGATGGATTGCGGAAGGTTGTCGGCCACGCGCGAGACCACATCCGGCAATCCGTTCTCGTCCATCATGCCGTAACGGGTGAAGCCTTCGATGAGGAGTTTCAGTTTGGTGATGCCGTCAGAGAACAGGACCCGCGACATGGACATGTCGGCTTCAAGGTTGCGGATGCGGGTATCGCGTTCGCCGCTGTCGTCCTGAAACTCGGTCCATGTGATGTTGATTTCCCATCCTGTCGTCAGCGCGTAATTCTGGATGGTCGATTGCATCAGACGCGCCCCCGGCGAGTCTTCGATGGAGATGGTGTGGACGCCGAACTTTCGCGCGGTGTCGTGAATCAGCTTGGCCAGCACGCTCGGCTTGTAATGGCCTTGCAAAGCCTCCGCAATCGTCATGCGGTTGAGGTATCTGATCCCGATGGCCGCGTTCGCCGTGGCCCATCCCATCTTCCTGCATGGGAGTCTCCAGTGGATGAAGGTATCGCCCTCCATCGGTACGGTGTCCTCCGGCACGATGGTATCCAGCAATTGACCTTCGGGAAAAACAATCTCTGCGGCTCCGTAGCTGTCCAGCATGTACTGGCTCATAAAACTTGAGTAGTCGCCCTCGTACTCCTCGCGCAGAAAATCGTAATTCAGAATCGACGGGAATAGCAGAATTACATCGTCTTCAGCGGGGAAGCCGTTGGGGTCCAGACGTTCGCCGCTCTTGAGCTTCATGGCTGGCTTGTAGATGCGGCGGTAGCTCCCCGGCTTCGCCGTCAACACCTGATCGCTGAAAACATCTCCGGCTCCGTATGGCGTTCCGATCATCAGTTCGAATCCGGTCGGCTTCAGGATTTTGCGCGTGAGCTTGTAGTCCTTGGTGATGTTCACTCGCGCTTCGAAGGTCTTGGAGTTGCGGTTGTTGTGAATGTCGTCGTAGATCGCTACATCCGGGTGCCAGCCTGTCGTGCTCGATGCCAGCGAGTTGCCCCAGATAAGCGGCTCCAGAATCTTCGGCTCGTGCTGGCGCAATGCAGCGGTGAAGACGCCACGTTGCGGCTCCTTGTCAACGCACAGCTCCGGGAAGAGAGTTTGAAACAGCGTCGGCGGTCGGCGGGGATGGCGATAAAAGAAGCTCGATACTTGGTCCACGAAGTCAAAGGACAACTCCTTGGCTCCGCTGATAATCAGGATGGCGATGGTCATGTAGTAATGCAGAATAAGCCGGATGCAGTTGGCTAGGTCCAGCGTTGACTTATAGGTATTGCGGGGATATATCAGCGTCCCGCGCCGTTTGATCCCCACGGCCAGCTCTTCCACGGTTTTGTTGTCGTCTATCTCCGGGAAAAACTCGATGGCTTCTTTGTGAACCTCTTCGGTGATGAGGCAATAGCCAAGCACGTAGCAGAGTGCGAGAAGGTTGTTCTCGCACAGGCGTCTGCCGTCTTCGCGTATCTGCTCGTCGGCTTGCGCCAAGACGGTAAGCTCGGCTCTCCACGCGCGATTGTCAGCCTTCTCCTGTGTCGGATCGCGCAGCCTTCGCCAGTTGAAATGCATATCAGGTTTCCCATGCCTTCGCAGCTAAGGCCCTTGTCTGCGCGTCTGTGATGGTTTGGCGGTCGATAGCCTCTTTCAGTTGGTCCGCTTCTTCCTTGGAGAAGAATCGCCCCTCGATTTCGGCTTGTACTGTTTTGAAATGCACTCTGCTAAAACCATCCATTAGGTATTCCCCATTCCCAAAACGTGTCGCGCGAAACCGCGCTTCGCTGCCTCTGGGTCTTTCATCGCGCAATCGAAACAGACCTGTTCGCCTTTGGGTCCGTACGGTCGGCACTCTTCCGTCTTCCCGCAGAGTTCGCATGGCCTGTCCGGTTCTTCTTGGATAAATCCGCGTCCGCTCACGATTCGCCCCTAATGCTCTCTTCCACTTCATCGAGCATGTTGTCCACCATCATGTCGTAGTAGGTGTTGGGACTCATCCACATAGAAAGGTTGCAGCGGTCGCAATGGATGTGGACGACACAGCCTCCTTGCTCCCGTTGTAGCGATACTTTCGGCTCGTGGTTAGAGCACAGCGGCTTTATGCTGTCTCCCATCAGCGTACTGGCTGCATATTTCAATAGGTCTATCATTCGGCCTCTTCAGGCTCCGGTGGACCCATGTGTTTGTGGACATGATCGCGCAGCTCCTCCGCGTTATTCATGTGGTAGAGCTTGGAGCTGCGCTGGCCATCGGTGGGCGGGTTGCCGTTCTCGTCGCGCAGCTCGTGATGCGCGATGTAGCCGTTATTGTCCGTTCGGTCGATGCTCATGGAGTGGGTTCGCAGCTTCGCTCCCTTCTCCGCTAGGACTTGGGCTGCGTTCGGTGACGTAGTTGCCATTTTTTACCTCCGGGGGGATGGGATAGTCGGCGGTGGGTCGCTCCGGCTCCCTGATTTCGACATGGATTAGAAGTGTGTTCCCGGTGCGTTCGAAGTTGTACCACTTGCGCGGATCGGGGTGCGCCAGTTCGTACAGTGCTTGCGGGATGGCGGATGCCGTGACTCTCATGCCGTCGATAATCAGCTCATCGCCTTCAAGTTCGATGGTGGCTTTTCTCATGGATGCACTCTCACAAACCAGAGCGTGTAGACGATCCATAGCAGGGCGATGAGGTAGATGAGGAGTTTGGCGAAGTAGCGAACGCGCTCCGTCAGCGTGAGGTCGAACAGCGGAACGAGTATGTAGGCCACAAGCAGAATCACGACAATCTGAATCATGGTTTGCGCTCCTTTCGCGCGTGGCCGATGGCTACGGTCGTAACTGGCACGACAAAGCCCACCACAAACTCCTGTAGGAAGTGAGGGAAGCGGGAGAACAGGGCGAAGACGTAATTGTGAAAGGCGGGATTTTCGACGTAGAGGACGGCCAGTGCCAGCCACGCGCACACCAGCGACTTTGCGGTGATGGAGTAGGACCCCAGCCATTCGCGGAAGCGTTGGAGCATATCGAACCTCCCTAGTCGGAGCGGCGGAGAGCCTGACGGTTGATTGCGGCCACAAAACCGTCTTCGAATTGCACTTGCACTTTAGCTGCCTTGATTGTGGGGTTGATAACCCTAACGCGCTGCCCTTTGCGCCCCCAGCGGTCCCAGACTAGGACGTGAGGGAAGGGGTTGGATGGCCTGAGCGATTCGGTTACTTCAGAGCTTTGCCCCGCAGAAGGACAGTTGCTAGGATGTTCGCCTAGTCGCATCAGGCCGGATTTCACCATACCATCGAATCGCTTCTCTTCGGAAGTCCGGTCCCGCTTCAGCATGTCGGAAAAAGCTCGGATAGGACGCACAGCATGAAACAGGTGGGGCATAATACATTCGTTGGGTACGCTCCCCTTTTGGTCATCATCTCTTGGGTGGATGGAGATATCCAAACTCGCGTTCCGCACGCGCATTGGACCTGTTTGGAGCCTTCGATATTGCCGTGATCCTCGCTGGCGGCGACAAACATAGGCTCCGGGTCCGTCGCGGCGTTTTCCATGACCTTCTGGCGGTGCCGGAGCATCGCGGCCAGCTCCGGCCTCACCTGAATCATCTTCTCCCACTCCTCGCGCTCACTGCCCATGTTCGTCCTCACTCTCCCGGTGAATAGTGGCGATGTTTTCGGTTCCGTCGATGCCGGGGTAGAACTTTCGTCCTCGCTCTAGGTACTGGAGGAATTCCACCACGTTGCCCTTGGCCATCTCATGCAGCTTTTTTTCGTCGGTGTCATAGGCAATCAACACACTGAAGTTTTGCGGGTAGAGCGGCGGGGTGAGCACGCCTCCGCTGTTGGTCGATTCCAGCGTGGCCGGATCACCCAACTCCATGCGGCGAAGGTTGCCGCTCTCGATGACTACCACCAAAATGCTCTGCTTCATGTTGTGAATGTTCATCATCGCTGCAATCATTCGCTCTCCTCTTCGTGCTCCTCGGCCTCGGCCTGTTTTCTGCGCTTGGTCTCCATGCGGTTCTTCACCCGCGCGGCGTTGGTCTCGCTCAGTCTCCAGAGACGATAGCGTTCTTCCTCCTCGGCGTCCTGCGGTCGTCGTCTCCACTGCTGAAAGGCCAACCGTTGCTCCGGCGTGCTCGGCTTCATGCAGTAGCGGCAAACCCGCGAGTCCTGCTTGCTCCGCCAGTAGTTTTTTCGTGCAATCGTACACTCCTTGCTGCACGTCACGGCAAGTTTCGGGCGGTCTGCCGGAATCTTGTTCGGACACATCACGCAGTTCATCGCTAGTTCGTGAAAATCATCGCGTCTTGCCATTCACTCTCCTTCGTTTCGGCCAGATGTCAGACATAAACTCGAAAAATCCTTGTATGAGTCCCACCAGCAATCCGCCGCAGATTAGAACTATAAAAATCAGCATCGCTACTCCATTCTTGAAACGGTGAAGACCGTTTTGGGGTTCACGCGGTCGTGTTTGTGTGGGAGTACGCGGAAGTCTTCGATAAAGGCATCCGAGTGGATCACACCAGCGTTTTCCAGTGCATCGCACAAGAGCTTTCCGCAGTTGTCGGCATCAAGCCTCTGCCGTGGGCCTAGATAAACATGCACCTCCACGCGGTACTTGACCTTGCTCCGTTCGCGGTTGGTGAGTGGCGCAACGGTGCGGCCTCGCGCGAAGATCGCAACCGCATCCTTGAACGCCTTGGCCTCTTGGGTGAGTTTGTAGCCGTGATGCATGAAGCCATCCCGCCCGATATACGTCGTCGGCTTCTTGTAGTGGTTCACCGATGGCGGCGTTAGGTGCGGCACCGTGAAGGTCACTGCGTCTTCGATCATTGCTGTTGACAATACCATAACTGTAAGGCGACTATATACCCATGACTACCAGAAAAGCAACAAAACCATTCGTTCGTGGTGTCGGTAATCAGACCAAAAAGCGGACGGGGTATGTCGTCACGAGTCTCCGTCTTCTGGCACAGGAAAACCGCGAACTTCGACGCGCGGCCAAGCGTGAGGGAATCTCCTTCAACGGCTGGGCTATCAACACACTTCTAACCGCTGCACGAAAGGGTACATCAGCCAATGGCGAAACCGATAACTCCTAAACGTAACGATCAACAAAGCACGTTCGCGCTCCCTGAACCCATCCCGGACCCGCGTAACGAGCTGTTCTACCTGCTGGGCGTCCTGCGTGGGCGCGAGTCCGATTTATCCGTACGCATCGCGGAGCTGGTGATTCAACTCATCCCAAGAGTGGAGGTCGAGTGATGTTAAATCGGAGGATGGAAGAAAAGCTGGATAAGAACGAGTGCCTTGACGTACGCAAGATTGGGGTACAGATTGGCCCCGGCGTATTCCGCTTGAACGAGTTCGTAGAAGGCGTCGATTATGCCGATGTTCAAAACGAAGCATGGATATGGAGCATTGGCAGAGACAAAAAGACAGGCGAAATTAGAGCCTCTACTAGCAGTGGGTACTATCTGAACCCGGACTATGAGTGCCTATGGCTACGATGACGCGAGAAGAACCTAACAGGGAGGGTAAAGACTAAAATGGCGACGATTTTGCGCGTTGAAGGAACACAGGAAGTTATCACTCCGGCCAACGGACACTGGCGGCTGGAGGAGTTGCAAACGATGGTCGGCGGCTACATCGAAATTCTCCGCACCGTAGACGGCAAGTTTCTGGTGGTTGACGAAGAGGGCAAGCTAAAGAAGAAGCCCCGGAACGATCAAGCCACACGGCTCTACATCTACGGCCAGCATGACGCGGTTTGCGGAACGGCGGTGCTGGTGGATACTAGGCTGGAGATAAACGGGCCTGACGAGGACGAGGACGAGGAGGAAGAGTGATGCAGCTCACGCGACGGGCGTTCATAGCGAGTCTTACCGCTGCGCTCGTCGCGCCTCGCATGGCTCTGCCAGCTCCGCAGCGTTCGCAGCCCTACCCGCTGATTGCGGATGAGCTGGTAGCGTTCCATGAGTCCTACGATTGCAGTGTCGTCGCCGTCCGGCTCCGCGTGGTGCTGATCGGAGCGGCGGCGAGACAGGCACTCGCAAAAGACCCGCACCTATGGAGTGCCGTGGTGGTGAAAAGGAGATTGACTTGAGCTTATGTGAGATGTGTAAAAAGCATCCATCGAAGCCGGACAGTAACCTTTGCGAAATATGCTCAAAGGACTACTATGCCGCGATGTGGGGCTGCACTGAAGAAGAGTTTTCGGCGCGATTTAAACGGATCGCTCAGGAGGGTATGGATGGGCGCGATAACTGAAGGTGCATTGAATCCGATAACTGGAGCGGTCGCTGAGAGACTTTTCGAGGCAACGCTACAGATGTACGACATTGAGCGGGGGATTGTTGCGTCCCGAAAGCTGGCGTTTCTCAATCCTATTTTGGCTCAGACGAGTATGCCCTACACGGACCCCGGCGAATTGCCGTTTTATAAGTGCGAGAACGGGAATGTTGCGATGACATGGGTTCGCGGGACGCTGCGAAATCCTTATACGGGGGAGGTCACTCTACAGGGCTATCCCTATGGGACAAAGCCGCGTTTGATGCTTCTCTATCTCTGCACTCGCGCGACACTCACGCGAAGCCGCGAAATATACCTTGGTGGCAGTCTCAAAGACTTCCTCGGTAGGCTCGGCATTAATCAATCGACGGGCGGAGCGAACGGCTCTCTTTTCCGTACAAAAGATCAGTTGATGAGGCTCACGGCTTCGCATTTGCAACTCCACTACACGGACGGAAAACACTACTCCATGATTTCCCCGAACCAACCTATACGGAAGTTCGATTATTGGCTTCCCGACACACTTCACGAAACCGCGAAGTGGGAGGGGATGGTGACACTCGATGAAGAGTTATACAGGTGTCTCATGGATGGCAATATGCCTCTTTGCCAAGAGGCAATTGTTGCCCTACAAAACTCCCCGATGGCGTTGGATGTGTATGCGTGGCTGGCCTTCCGTCTCTGGCGCATCAAAACTTCACCACTACAGCCGTTGCCGTGGAAGACACTGCAAAACCAGTTCGGACCAAACTATACCCTGACGCGGCAATTCAGAGCCGATTTTTGCAAGGTCCTCAAGCGTGTTTTGGCGGTCTACCCCCAAGCGAAAATTGATTTCTCGCCTGACGGGGAATTGATCCTGAAGCGTTCAGCTCCTCCCGTGGGGCGGAAGGATATCGAGATTGTGCAATCAGTATTACCATTCCCCATAAAGAGTTGAAAATTAAAGGAAATGTAACGCATAAACGCTGACGCTTTCGTTTTCCACAATCAACCTGTGGATTTCCCTAGTTTTCCACGCATAAACGCTGACGCTCAATTTGCTGAATTTTCGATTTTTCCACGCATAAACGCTGACGCTTTCGACGCATAAACGCTGACGCATATCTATATTGTTTTTAACCGGTACTACCTACCCGATAGCTTTTTAAGGAAAAGCACCGATAGCCGGTGAAGCGCGGCGGGTGGATATCTCAAGCGAGAAACGCAAAACGCAACCCAGCTCTGCAAGCGTTCTGGGCGGTTTGGGGTTATCTACCCCTCATCGAAGGGCTTACAATCGCTCCTACCCCCCTCAGAAGCTCACGGCGGGGCATCGCAGGATCGGAGGCAACGTGAAGGATCGCATTGGCAACACGCTGGCGAAGGGCGACAAGGTTGTGCTCCAACTCCCGGACCCGATGGTTTTCGGGTACGTCGCGGACGTGCAGGAGACGAACCACCTTGTCCGGGTGACGCAGCCCGGACACATCCTCGTGACCGCCGTCATCGCGCTCCCGGTGGCGGGAGTGGCCGACGACACCATTTTGCAGGTTGCGAAGGTTTACGACGTCGCCAAGGCATCGGAAGCCTCTCAGGGTACGTCAGACCCATCAAAGCCTAACTAAGCGCACCTGAGTCGTTGGGGATGATCCCCGCACACATGTAAAACAAGCCAAGGATGGCACAAAACAGAGCCTCGCGCGTAGGCAAGTCCCGGCGCATGGTCCAAACAAGGAAATAATGGATTGCCC